GCTAATCTTTTTATAGTTGAAGATAAAAGATTTGGAGAGATAATAACCGAAGGGCAACTAGCAATCTTCGGTTCCCTTATATTTAGAAAGAATAAGAGGGTTCAAATTATATGCCAAACACAATATGGAAAGTCATTAGTTGTAGCTTTAGCCTGTATCATATTAACAGCAACAGAAGGTAGATTAGTTTCTGTGGTAGCTCCGAGCAACGAAAAGGCTAAAATTATAATGAGATATTATATTGAGCATCTCGGAGATAGTTATTTATTTGAAGGTCAATTAGAAAAAGATACAAGACTTGAAAGGTTAAAACAAGAAGGTAGTAAGGACAGAATTATATTAAGGAACGGAGGAGGAATATTTACAGTTTCAGCAGAACAGAAAAATTACAAAAAAAGTTTTGCTTCAGCTATGGGATTAGGAGCTGAAATTGTTATTATGGACGAGGCTGGACTAATACAAGACCAGACAGAAGCAACTATATTTAGAATGATTGTAGGTAAAGCAAAGGAAAGCTTTTACTGTAAAATTGGTAACCCTTGGTTCTCAACTTATCCCTATGCTCATTTTATGGAAAGCTGGAACTCGGGAAAGTATCATTGTATTTTTATTGATTATCATGTCGCATTAAAAGAAGGTAGAATCAGATCAGAAGATATAGAGGAGGCAAGGAATAAACCTTTCTTTGGTGTATTGTATGAATGCGAACCTCCAACAGAAAATGAAATAGACCAACACGGATTTAGGCAATTGATTTATAAGCAGTATGTCAGGTATGGAATTACGAAAGAGGCATTTAGAGAAATGGTAAAGAAGGAAATGCCATTGAAGAAGTACAAGCTAAAGTTAGGTTGTGATATTGGAGGAGGTGGAGATTTCAATGTGTATGTTTTAAGATTTGGGCCTTTCGCAATAGTGGCCGGAAAAAATCAGAGCAATAACACAATGGTCAATGTGTCTGAAATAGAAAGACTACAAAAGGAATGGGGATTTGAATGGGGAGATGTAAGCATTGATGATATCGGAATCGGTAGAGGTGTTGCTGATAGATTGAAAGAGAAAGGGTACAGAATAAATGCTGTTGATGTTGGAGCAAAGTCAAGAAATAGCGATACCTTCTTTAATCTCAAGGCAGAACTTTACTGGTCATTAGGAGAATGGATTAGAGCAGAAAAGACAAGATTAGAGCAGAATGAAAATTGGGTACAACTTTTATGGATTAGATATACAACAACATCAGAAAGGTTAGTGAAGATAGAGCCAAAGGCCGATCTCGTATCAAGGAGTGGTAAATCTCCGGACTACGCAGAAGCTCTTATGCTTACTTTCTATGAGAGACCTTTTATTGGAATAATTTAATTAAATAGATGAAACTAACGAAACATAAAATAGAGACAAGAGAAGAAGAAAAGTGGTTTAGTGTTATAAAGCAGAAGGCTAAAGAAATAAAGTTTGGTTGTTTGGATTTTAGTTTAGTAATTAAGAATGGTCAGGTAGTTGCTTTGAGAGGAATAAAAGAGATTGAAACTTACAATATCTCCGGAAAGGAGTAATTGGACTTGACAGCATTTTTCATATTGTTATAATTATATTAAGAAAATATAAATCCTTGAAGAACAAGGATAGCCAGTCCCTAAATGGGCTTGATTGGTTATCCTTGTTTTTTATTAAAAAATGGCAGAACAAAAATCATTTATAAAATCAATAGAAACTTTTTTAGGAAACTTTGCCAAGAAGAAAACTTGGTATGGTTTGTTTAATAGTTCTACTTTCAATTACACTGATTACGAAAAAAGAGACGGATTGTCTCTTTACAAGTTGTCTATGTATTTGAATAAAGCATTAGACAAGAGAGGAGAAAAGATTGGAGCAACAGAATGGATTGTAAGAAATACAGCCGGAGAAGTTATTGAATATGCAAAAGGAAAAGGAGAAGCAGATTGGATCTACAAACTTTTTGCTAAACCTAACTCTTTAATGACCGGTAAGCAATTCTTCTCAACATTACAGAAGCAGAAAGATGCAAACGGAAAGGCCTATGTTTTAGTTATACCTGAAGTTGGAGTTCCTGATTTAGATTTTGATAAGAAGCCAACAGAAAAAAAGAAAACTACAAAGATTAAGGAGATGTATCTTTTAGATCCGAGAGGAATGCTTGAAAAGTTTGACGAGAATGGAGTCAATATAATTTCTTACGAATACACTACAAAGAAAGGTACAACATCTTACAAGCCAGAACAGGTTATCAGAATGGTTAGAATAGACCCTGAAAATCCTACAAAGTGTGAGAGCTTGGTTGAGAGTGGAAAGAAAAACATCTCAGTTGGTATTCAGTTAGACGATTATCAATCTTCTGTTTTAAAGAACGGTGGCTCTATCAGAGGAATAATGAAGTACAAGAGTGAGGCATTAACAAGAGAACAGATTGAGGAGCAGAAAGACCTATACAAAGAACAGTACGGTGGAGCAGACAAGTCCGGTGTACCTTTATTTATCGGAGGAGATGTTGATTACCAAAATGTAGGATTGAACCCTGAAGAAATGGGATACCTACAAAGCAAGAATGCTAACCTTAATGACATTTGTATTTTAACTGGAGTACCTAAGTCTATTTTAGGAAACTTTGACGAGATTAAATACGACAATGCAGATGCTAGTCTTAAGATATTCTTGAAAGAAGTTATCACTCCTCAAGCAGTAGAATTACAAGAGGCCTTTAATTGGACAATCATACCAGAAGATATGGATTTAGATTTCGTACCTTTTGTTGATGAAGAAAAGGAAGCTATCCAAAAGACAATTGAAGTTTCTAACAATTCATATTGCTTAACTACAAACGAGAAAAGAAGAATGGTATCAAAGATTAGTGGACAGGATCTACCAGATGTTGAAGGTGGAGACGATATATTAGCTCCTTTCAGTTTATCTCCTATTTCTTCTATGAGTGAACCTGACGAAGAAACACCGGAAGAAAAACCTGAAGAAGAACAGAAGGCAGTTAAGAAATCATTTAAGCCATTGATTAAGGAAGAAATAAAAGTTAACTATGCCGAGACAATAAACAAGTACATTGATAAGAGAGCAATACAATTACAAGAAGGAGTATCCGTTTTTGCTAAACATCAGGAAGATAGAATAATGAAGCTTTTAGGATTGGCTACAAAAGGAAAGAGCAAGGTTAAGGTTGAATTAGACGGAGAGTTTGACGAAGAAGTAGGATTAGCAATTAAGTTTATTACTCCATATCTTGAGGAGTTTATCAGCGATGCCGGAAACGGAGCATTAGACCTTTTAGGAATAGATAAACCTTTAGCTATGACAGAAAGAATGAAGAAGGTTATTGAGAAGAAAGCAAAGTTCTACGCAAAGACAACAACAAAGACAACTTTTAGAGAGTTAGAAGATACATTATCAGTTGGAGCAGAACTAAACGAAACAATCAATCAGTTAACAGATAGAGTTAAAGTAGTTTTCAACAAGTTATCAACAAGCAGAGCCGAGCTTATTGCAAGAACAGAAGCAACAACTGCCAACAATGACGGATTACTTGAAGCATACAGACAGTCAGGAGTAGCTACTGGAAAGGAATGGATTGCTGTTATGGACGATAGGACAAGACCAGAGCATGCGATGCTTAACGGAGAAATAGTTGGATTAAGTGAAAACTTTAGTAATGGATTACCATACCCTCAAGAATATAATTGCAGATGCGTAATTGGACCTGCAATTGAAGAATAATAAATAAAAAAACATGAAGAAAAAACTTTACGAATTATTAAATGTCAAGGTTAAGTCGGTTGATGAAGAAACATCAACATTAGAAGCTGTTTTCTCTACGGAAGATGAGGACAGGCACGGAGATATCGTCAGACAGAATTGGGATCTAAAACAATTCAAGAAAAATCCGGTTATTCTAAATAGCCATAATTATTGGAGCGCTACTGATGTTGTCGGAAAGTGTATCAAGATTGGAGTTAAGAATGGACAACTTGAAGGAACTATTAAGTTCGCAGTAGAGGAAAATCCTATCGCAAAGATTATCTTTGACCTTTACAAAGGTGGTTTCCTAAATGCTTTCTCAGTAGGTTTTATTCCTAAGGAGTTTTCAGACAAAGGCGAGATACTTAAGTCTGAATTGCTTGAAATATCAGCAGTTTCAGTTCCGGCTAATGCTTATGCCCTTGCTAAAAGTGCAGGTATCAATCTAAAACCTCTTTTTAAGGACATTACAGATGTTTTGGAAAGAGATAAAGATGTAGAGGAGGAAATAGACGAGGAGGAGGAAGAAGAAACTCCTGAAGAAAAGGAAGAAGCAAAGAAAGATGCCGAAAAAGACATCAAAGAAGAAGAAAAGAAAGAGGAGGAGGAAAAAGTAGAGATCTGTCCTTTAGAAGGTTGTGATGCTGAAAAGCAAGTCAAAGAAAAATTAGATACAATGTTAAAATTAGTTAGAGACACTGGCGAGATATTAAAGGCCGAAACACTTCAAGAAGGAGTCCGAGCCGGTGTAAATAGATTGCTTAACAAAGCAATCAGAGAGCAGGTTAGAATAATTAAGAATAATAAATAAAACGAACATGAAAGTTAAAAGAAAAATCGTTGAAAACGGAGTTGAGAAAGAGATTGAAGTAGAATTATCTCAACAGGAAGAAATGTTGCTCAACGAAACAAAGGCCATGGTTCTTGAGGCCTCAAAGCAAGTTGCAACAGATGCAATTAGCTCAATCAAGGAGGAAATGAGTAAAAAGTTTAAGGAGTTCTGTGAAGAACAGGCAGTTGCTATGAAAGCCGGTGCCGGTATCTATTCTATTGAGGCCAAGAAAGACAGAAAGGCAATGAACGACAGATTTAGAAAAGGTATCCAAGCTGTTCTATCTGGAGATATGGAAGCATTGAAAACTATCTTCCAGAAAGAAATGACAACTGACGACACTGGCACTCCTTACGCAGGTTATACAGTTGACTCTGAATTAGATGCAGAAATCAGATTGCTACAAGGGCAGTATGGTGTTGCAAGAAGAAACATGGAATTGTTGACTCTTTCTAAACACTCATACAAGGCAAACGAATTAGCAACTGATCTAACTGTTGCTTGGATTGGAGAAGGTAGCTCAATGTTATCTACTCAATGGGTAACTGGACAGAACGAGCTTACACTTCAGAAATTGTATGCCATTATCACTTTCACTAACGAACTTTTGGAAGATACTGAAATTGATTTGTTCAGATTTGCTTCAGAAAGAGTTGCTGAAGGAATGGCTTACAAGGAAGATCTAGCTTTCTTTAGAGGAGACGGTACTTCTACTTACGGATCATTCACTGGTTTATTGAACAGTTCAACAGTCAATGCAGAAATAATGACTGGAACTACATTTGCTTCATTAACTGCCGATGACTTGATTGATATGGTTGATGCTACTCCAATTGGTGCTTTGGGTGGTGCAAAGTTTTATATGCACAGA